ATCCTCTATGAGCGCACCCAGACCGGCGAGGATGCTTTTCACGCTCCGGTTTACACCGAAACACCGGTCACGGTGGAAAATGTGCTCATCACGCCGGTGGACAATGCCGCCGTGGTCACCGACCTGCAGCTTACGGGCCGCCGGGTGGCCTACGAGCTGTGCATCCCGAAAGGCGACGCTCACCGCTGGGAGGGCTGCACCGTGGAATTTTTTGGCCAGAAATGGCGAGTGTACGGCGGTGCCTCCCAGTACATCGAGGCGCTTGTGCCTCTGGCCTGGAACAAGAAAGTGCAGGTGGAACGGATTGAGTAAGCTGCGCGTGGAACTGAACAGCGCCGGCGTTCGTGCTCTGATGCGTTCTCCGGAAATGCAGGCCGTGCTCAAAGCCCGTGCGGACACCGTGAAGAACCGCTGCGGCGACGGGTATGAGGCCTATGTGGCCCAGACCCGTGCAGTCGCTGTGGTGGAGACTGTTTCTCAGAAGGCCTACAATGATAACTCTGCCAACAACACCCTGCTGAAAGCTGTCTCTTCGAGCCGCAGCGGCACCGTGGTACATGAGCATAAGCGCCACCTGAAAGACGGCAGAGTAATCACCGTGAGGAGCTACCAGCGAAAGAAATGATCGAAGAAATCATCCTGAATTACCTGCGGGAAAACGGTTTCCCCTGCTTTATGTCCGTGCCGGAGAACTCCTCCGACAATTTTTGTGTCCTGGAAAAGACCGGCTCCGGCTGCGACGAGGGCATTTACACCGCCACGCTGGCAGTGCAGTCCTACGGCGGCACAGACTATGAGGCCGCCCGGCTGAACCACCGGGTGGTGCAGGCCATGCAGGCCGCCGACACCCTGCCGGAGGTGATTTCCTGCAGGCCGGTCACCGACTACAATTTCCCGGACACCACCCGCAAACGGCCCCGCTACCAGGCCGTTTTTTCTATCACTCATTACTGACCTGTGAAAGGAGAACTACACATGGCAGACGCAACCAAAGTAACCGCCGCCAAGCCCAAAGTGGGCGGTGCCATCTGGCGTGCCCCGCTGGGCACCACCCTGCCCACCGACGCCAAGACCGAACTGGACAAGGCTTTTAAGTGCCTGGGCTACGCCTCCGAGGACGGCGTGACCAACAGCAACTCGCCCTCCAGCGAGAACACCAATGCCTGGGGCGGCGACACCGTGCTGACCCAGCAGACCGAGAAGCCCGACACCTTCCAGTACACCCTGCTGGAGGCCCTGAACGTGGAGGTGCTCAAGTCCGTGTACGGCGACGACAACGTCACCGGCACGCTGGACACCGGCGTCACGGTCAAGGCAAACTCCTCCGAGCAGAAGGACTGCAGCTGGGTCATTGAGATGGTGATGAAGAACAAGGCGGTCAAGCGCATCGTCATCCCGGATGCCGCCGTCACCGCCGTGGGCGATATCACCTACGCCAAGAGCGCCGTGGGTTACAACACCACCCTGACCGCCGTGCCGGATGCCCAGGGCAACACCCATTACGAGTACATTCTGGGCGGCACTGCTGCCGCCCAGGCCGCTGCCAAGACCAAGGAGGTGCAGGCATGATCACTGCAAAAACGAACGACGGCTTTGAGATCGAGCTGAGCGAGAACGTTCTGGACGACGCCGAACTGCTGGACGCCCTGGGCGGCATGCAGGACGGCAACGTCTTTGACATGAGCCACCTGACCCTGCGCCTGCTGGGCAAGGAGGGCCGGAAGAAGCTGTATGACCACCTGCGCACCCCGGACGGCCGCGTGCCGGTGGCCAAGGTGGCGGAGGCCCTGGGCGAGCTGATGAACAGCTTCACGGCCGGAAAAAACTCTGCATCCTCGCCGAACTGATCGCATCGGACGAGGACGCGCTCATCTGCGATTTCGCGCAATATTACCATGTGCTGGACTGGCGCAGCCTGCCGCTGCGTCTGGCGGCTACCCTTGCTGCCGGCCTGCCGGAGGACAGCCGCAGCATGATGAAGGCCAGCGGCAAGACCGTGCCGCTGCACATCGAGCTGCAAGCCTACACCGCCGACCGCCTGACGCAGATCCTGTGGGGCCTGAGCAACGACACCCGGACGGTGCCCTCTGTGCTGGCAGACCTGCACGGCCTGTCCGCGGACAGCGATACCGACGTGCAGAGCTACGACAGCCCGGAAGAGTTTGAGGCCGCCCTTGCGGCCCTGAAAGGAGGTGGATGACCATGCCGGACGGCATTGAGCTGGCAAAAGCGTATGTGCAGATCGTGCCCTCGGCAGAGGGCATCCAGGGCAAGATCACCGAAGCCCTGGGCGGGGAGCCTGCGGCAGCCGGTGACGCCGCCGGACAGTCCCTCGGTGCCCAGCTGGTGGGCACCCTGAAAAAGGTGATCGCGGCTGCCGGCATCGGCAAGATCATCTCGGAATCCATCAACCTGGGCGGCGCGCTGCAGCAAAGCCTGGGCGGTGTGGAAACGCTGTTCAAGGACAGCACCGACACCGTTAAGGCCTACGCTGCCCAGGCCTACAAGACCGTGGGCCTGTCGGCCAACGACTACATGGAGCAGACCACCAGCTTTGCCGCCAGCCTGCTGTCCAGCGTGAGCCAGGACACCCAGGCGGCTGCCGATCTGGCCAACATGGCTATGGTGGACATGGCCGACAACTCCAACAAGATGGGCACCTCCATGCAGGACATCCAGAACGCCTATCAGGGCTTTGCCAAGCAGAATTACACCATGCTGGACAACCTTAAGCTCGGCTACGGCGGCACACAGGCCGAGATGCAGCGGTTGTTGAACGACGCCACCAAGATCTCCGGCGTGAAGTATGACCTGGGCAATCTGGCCGACATGTACAGCGCCATCCACATCATCCAGCAGGAAATGGACATCACCGGCACCACCGCAAAGGAAGCCGCCACCACCCTGACCGGCAGCTTTGCCGCCATGAAAGCAGCGGCGGAAAACGTGATGGGCAACTGGTCCACTGGTGCCGACCTGACGGAACCGCTGCAGTCGCTGGCCGACACGGCACAGACCTTTCTTGTGGACAATCTGCTGCCCATGATCGGCAACGTACTGGCAGGCATTCCGGAAATTGTTTATAGTCTTGTGCCGGAGCTCCTGCAGACCGGCACCGAGCTGCTAAGCTCCCTGGCACAGGGCTTCACGGAGGGCATCCCGGAGTTCTTCTCCACCGCTCTGCCGCAGCTGCTGGCATTTACAGACCAGCTGCGGGACAACGCGGCCAGCTTTGTGGACGCCGGTCTGAACCTTATCACCCAGCTGCTCAACGGTCTGATCGCCGGTCTGCCGGATCTGATCGCCTATGTGCCGGATATCATCATCAACATCTGCGGCATCATCAACGACAACATGCCCAAGATCCTCGGCGAGGGCGTGGCCATCATCGTGCAGCTGGTCGTGGGCATCGTCAAGGCGGTGCCGGATCTGCTGGCAAACTGGAAGAAGATTCTGCAGGCTGTCCTGTCGGTGATCTCGGCCATTAACTGGCTGAACATCGGCAAGAACATCCTCACCGGTGTGGCAAACGGCGTCAAGAGCATGGGTTCCAGCATGCTGAATGCCTTCAAGGGCGGATTTTCCAGTGCTCTTGCCTGGATCAAGAGCCTGCCCTCGCAGGCGGTGCAGTGGGGCAAGAACCTTATCCAGAGCTTTATCAACGGCCTCACCGGCAAAGGCGGCGTTGCCACCATTGCCACCGCAGGCGCAACCATCGCCGAAACGGCCAGCGGTGAGGACGCGGACTGGAGCTCTGTCTGGACGGATGCAAACGACGGCATCGCCGACAGTGCGCAGAACCTCGCAGATGTTGCCATCCCGGCCTATACCAAGTCCGGCAATGCGGCTGCGAATGCTGCTAAAAAGGCAAGCAAGACTGCAAAGGCTGCCGCTACGGTGGTCAATTCCTACTCAGACACGGTGACCGGGATGGTGGGCAACATCACCCGCACCACCCAGACCACCACCGAGGAAATGTCCGACCATACCAAGCAGCTGAAAACCGTGGTGACGGACACCTCCCGCCAGATGGTGAACGGCGTCCTGAAGGACATCAAGACTATCACCACCACCAACGAGAAGGGCCAGACCACCATCCAGCAGACCATGGAAACGGTGCGGGAGACGGCTTCCACGGTCACTTCCTCTTTTGATTCCGTCGTCAACGGCATTGCCACCAGCACCAAGATGGTCACCGAGACCCTGACTGACGGCACCAGCACCCAGAAACAGGTCATCACCGAGACCTACAACGATGTGGTGAACGGCGCTCTGGTCACGGTGGAGCGGGTCACTAACATTGCGGCGGACGGCACGAAACAGGTGGCCGATACCATCAAAGAAGCCTCTGCCAACAGCTTTGACGGCCTCGTCAAAGGCTGGCAGGACGAGGCCCACAAGGGCGTGGTGGGTACCTTCAGCACGCTGGTGACTGCTGTGAAGAAGCAGGACTGGCAGTCTGTCGGCGAATGGGTGCTGTCCACCCTGTACAACGGCCTTGCCCCGCAGGCAAAGCAGCTCATTGACGACTTCGGCAAGAACCTGATCCAGCAGGTCAACAACTTGCTGGGCAAAGGCGTCAGTGCCGTCTCCAACGGCCTGTGGGATATGGGCGGCGACCTCGCCAAGGGCCTGACCAGCGGCTTTGCGGACGTGCTCACGCAGGCGCAGGGCCTTGGCACCACCCTCACCGGCATCTTTCAGGGGCTGAAAGGCCCGCTCACTGCGGCTGCCGCTGCCATCAGCACCGG